TTCCAGTCCGAGCTGTCATCGCGCAGGGGTCGTAGGCACTCAGCGGGCAAGCGGAAACGATATTTAAAATTTCCGTGCGTCAGCTCTTCGCTGAGGGTAAATCTGTATTGAGGCTCGAGCGCAAAATTCCAACGCCGCTTGGCAATCTCGTAGCGCTTCCACTTGGGATAGCCTACGGCCATGAACCGCTCGAGCGCGGTCTGTGGCGGAGATATTTGAGAGATGCGGTTCCCCGCAATCTTCGACAGCCCGTTGTTTATAATCTGTACGTCTGTTGAAGGCATGTCGGGATCCCCGCATCTCTCAAGGTGTGTAAGTAAAGTGCCTGAAAATTATTCGGACACGTAGACGATGTAACCAGACAGGGTCGCGCCCAGCGGAATAGTGCCGCCTTCGACGAGAGCCTGAATGGTCACGCCCGCTTTAGAGAAGATGTCAAACTTGAGCAACGATGCAGAGAGCACCACGTTGTTGCCTGCGCTCGACACGTCGATAGGCGACGGCGTGAGAGCGTCGTCATCTGCGCCCTCAATGCTGTCGTCGGTCTTGCTGTATGCAAGGTGGCCGACTTTCAGCGTGCGGCTCGAGCCGAAAGCGGAGTGCTTCAGGCGGCTCATGCTCGGCAGGATGCGTTGACGACCGAACGGCAGCTTGCACAGGTCGATAGTCGTACCCGCATCGCCCGCGACCGAAGTGGCCGGGAGGTCGAAAAACTGGATGCGCAGTTTGCCGTGGTCGTTCGTCGGATAACCGCGATAGTCCGCGCCCATCTCCGTAGATTTAAAAGCTTCGATAGACATGATGATATTCCTTCTGTTTTGCTTTTAGAGCTTATCCGGTTTGCCCGATGACCGCAAGGCCACCGGGCATCATCCGGGTTGATTAGGCGGCGGACGTGTCGATTTCGATACCGAACACCTTGCCCTGTTCACGGCGGGTAGCGCCCGCAGTCATGGTGCCGTGAATTTGCTTGATGTTGTTCTTGTCGGGACGCGGGCTGATGACGATGGACAGACCTTCCCACATACCGAAGTGCATGCCGTCAGGCACCCACACCGGGGCGGTTCGGATATTGCCCGTAATCGGCAGGCCCTTACCGTTCGTAGCGTTCACGACGCCATCATCTTCGTACGGTACGAAGGTGAAGCCCATGAACTGCGACACTTCACCGTCGACCAGCGGTTTGACGGCGTTGAAGTCGCTCGAGCCGACTGCGACTTCGTCGAGCAGGTCGTCGACTTCATCCGCAGTGACCGCGATGAGCGGGCGCGTGGTGCGCAGGTCAACGTGCTTCTTCTTGATAAGCTTACGCACAGAGCGCAGCTTAGCAACAGAGAAGCGGGTGCTGCCGTGCACGACCGTGTTAGCCGACTGATACGGAGTATCGGTCGTGCCATCTTTGCCGGTTTTCATCGTGGCGAAGAACTTTTGCATGATGATTTCATCAATCTTACGCGCGGCGGCTTCGCGGAAGCGTTCGACGTAAGGACTGGTCGGGTCGTAAATCATCTTCAGCGTGTCAAGGCGGTCGATGAATACGGCGCAGTCGTATTCCTTACCGACAATCCACGTCTGCGTGTGCTCGAGTTCGGTCACTTTCGTGTCGGCGTAAACCGTATCACGCTCGACGAACTCGACCTTACCGATGAAGTTGATGACTTGGCACTTCTCCCCACGATAGGTTGCGTTGGAGACGAGCGATTGCAGGATACCGCCTTTTTTGGCGAGAGCTGCGACTACGTTGGCCGTATACATCTTTACGTGATGTTCCGGCACCGTATACGATGCGAGTGTTTCGGACATGGTGTATTCCCTTTGTGTTATGTTTTACCACGCCGTTCCGTTCAACGGTCAGGACACAAAGGGGTGTTCGCTAGAAGCGGCCCTTAAAGTATAAAAGGAAGCCGAACGGAGCGGCTCCCTTTTATAAATATACCAGATGTACGCCTCTGTCAACAGGCTATGTTATCAGCCCGCTACGGCGTGCAGCTGCTCCCAAAGCGTAAGGTTTGCCGTGCGTGCCGGGTTGGCGGTATCACGCAGACTTTCTTGGAACTTGCTATCGTTTGCCAGCTCCGCAATCTTTGCCCTCGCCTGCTCCGCGTTCATGTTGCGAGGGTCACTCGGGTTACGGGAGCCTGCCGCATTACTTACGAGCGCACCCTCGCCAGAGAGGTTGCCTACAGCAGCGAGCAGTTCTACGAGTGCTGCGGCGCCGATATGCTGCTCTACCTTGCCCATGATGCCCGCCTCTACTTTGCCGGACTTAACGAGGCTGTCGAGAACGCGCAGGCCAGCGGCCTTGTTCGCGTCGAGGGCGTCGCCCCACTTCTTGCTAAGCGCATCGAGCTCCGCTTCGTTCTGGCGTGCAGCGGCCTGCGCCTCTTCTGCGTTCATCGCCATCACTTTTTCATTGAACACGTCGAAGGCTTTCTGCGCTTGCTCAGGGTTAGCGCCGAGCTCAAAGAAGATGTCACGGCCAAGGGCGAGCATGC